TGGTGTTCGCAATGCTACACTAATGGCTATTGCCCCAGTTGAAAGCAGTAGTGTTGTTATAAACAGCACTAATGGAATTGAGTTACCCATGAGTTTGATCAGTACTAAGGAATCAAAAGCAGGATCGTTTACACAAGTCGTTCCTGAATATCAGAAACTTAAGAATAAGTATCAACTGATGTGGGAACAGACAGACTGTGATGGCTATTTAAAGACTGCCGCAGTGCTCGCGGCCTATGTTGATCAATCAATAAGTACAAACACTTTTTACAATCCAGCACACTTTGCAGATCGTAAAGTTCCAACTACATTGATTGCTAAGAATTTAATGCAGGCTCAACTATGGGGATTAAAAACATTCTACTATAGTTTGATCAATAAAGCAGGTAGCAAGGCTGTTGACGAACCTCAACCATTAGAGGTTATAGATTTTGATAACGAAGAAGACTGCGAGGCATGTAAACTATGAGCCAAGAACAATACAATTTAAAAACTAAAACAGATTACCTTAGTCGCAAAATGTTTCTGGATCCAGCAGGACCGGTAACCATTCAACGATTCGAAGAGGTTAAATACAAAAAGATTGCAGACTTTGAAGCGACAGCCCGAGGCTTCTTCTGGCAACCCGAAGAGATTAGTCTTAGTAAAGACGCTAATGATTTTAAGGATGCGAGCGATGCGATTAAACATATTTTCACCAGCAATTTATTACGTCAAACAGCACTTGATAGTCTTCAAGGTCGTGGACCAACGCAGGTATTTACTCCAGTGTGTTCCTTACCAGAAGTCGAAGCTCTTATGTACAACTGGGGTTTCTTTGAAACCAACATCCACAGCAAGAGCTACAGTCACATAATCCGTAACATCTACAATGTGCCCAAGGATGTGTTCAACACTATCCATGATACAGAAGAGATTGTAAGCATGGCATCCAGTGTAGGCAACTACTACGATGCCCTCCATGTTATCAACTGTCGCAAGGAAGCCGGAGAAAAGATCAATGAACAAACACATATCAAGGCCATTTGGTTGGCTCTTAATGCTAGTTACGCCCTTGAAGCCTTCCGCTTCATGGTGTCATTTGCTACTTCTCTCGCTATGGTAGAAAACAAGATATTTATTGGTAACGGCAACATTATCAGTTTGATTCTCCAAGATGAATTGCTACACAAAGGCTGGACAGCCTATTTGATCAATCAAGTGGTTAAAGAAGATTCAAGATTTGCTGAAGCTAAACTGGAATGTGAAGCTGAAGTTTATAACTTATACCTGGACGTTATACGTGAAGAAAAAGAATGGGCAGATTACTTGTTCAAGAAAGGTCCAGTAATTGGACTTAACGCAAACATTTTAAAAGACTTTGTAGACTACACAGCAGTTGCCGCATTGAAAGATATTGGTATTAAGTACCAACAGGCCGCTCCTAAGTCAACACCTATTCCTTGGTTCAACAAACATGTTGATACTAGTAAAAAACAAACAGCACTACAAGAATCAGAATCAACAAATTATGTGATTGGTGTGATGAGCGAAGGTATTGACTACGATGCCTTACCTGCGCTATAATAATAAAAAGGAATAAGAATGACAAGAGCGATAGTATGGAGCAAGAATCAGTGCCCATTTTGTGTACAAGCAAAAGCATTATTAGAATCAAAAGACATTGAATACGAAGAGCGAAATGTTCAAACTGATTGGACTAAAGAACAGTTGTTGGAAGCTGTTCCTACAGCCAGAACTTTGCCACAGATATTTTTAGACGATAATTATATAGGTGGGTTCACAGAACTCAAAAAACATTTCGAAAAGGTATAATATGTTAATTTCAAAAGGAATCGCGGCAGGCGAAGTAGTTACAATTAAAACAACAGCTGGCGAAGAAATTGTTGCTAAGTTAGTAGAGGATGGTCCATTAGGTGTTCGAGTTAGCAAACCATTATGTTTAACAGCTACTAAGGAAGGAATTGGTCTTGTTCCATTCTTGTTTACAACTGATCCAGATGCTGAAGTTACTATAAATAGAAGTACAGTAATGGTTCTAGCACCTACTATCAAAGATGCCGCAGATCGTTACACTGAACAAACAACAGGGATCAAACTAGCATAATGCCAGCCGTAGCAAGACAAGGTGATCCAACAACCACTGGGCATGGTTGTGATGCAACAACGACTATAACTGGTCCAACAGGTGCTGGTGCTAAAGTGTTTGCCAATGGCATTCCTATTGAGTGCATTGGAAATCCCACATCTCCCCACACTATTAAAAGTGGCAAGGTATGCGTACCCCACAGTGCGGCAATAAATGCCGGATCGGGAAATGTGTTTGTAGGCGGTATTGGAGTAGCCAGAGTAGGCGATAGTACAGACGGCGGTGCTATCACAGCCGGCAGTCCAAATGTTTTTGCCGATTAACTAGACATTTATTTTTAACCCCTGTACACTAGGTATAAGTACTTGGTACTTGCCTTAAAGGAGAATTAAATGGCTACAAACAAATATGCAGAATTCACTGCAATCATCGAAGCAATGGAATCAGACTTCGAAAAATTCTATGACAAAGAAGTAGGTGCCGCTGGTACTCGTGTTCGTAAACATTGTCAAGATTTGGCTAAATTGTGTAAAGAAACACGCAACGACGTTACAGCAGTTAAAAATGCTCGTAAAGAAGCCAAATAAGTCAACTAAATACAAGTCTAAGGCGTTATATTAGTATACGCTAAGGAGTATATTATGAAAAAGATAGTTTTTGCTTTATCATTGTTAGCATTAGTTGGATCGGCAACAGCTCAAGCACACGAAGGATTTAGATATCGTGGCGGTTGTTGCTATCACGGTGGCGGATATGGTATGGGTTGGGTCGCTCCAGCTGTAATTGGTGGAGTGATTGGTTATGAAATCGCCCAACCTCGTACAGTAGTTGTTGAACAACCTCCAATTGTTTATACACAACCTCAACCTTACGTCCAAGCACCTCCTCCAGGATACCATTGGCAACAAATGATTGACCCCCAGACCAATACTCAAAAAATTGTATTGGTACCAAACTAATGGCTTATTCGGAGAAAGTTTTGGATCATTATAATAATCCAAGAAATGTAGGTTCATATAAAAAAGGTGACCCAGGAGTTGGAGTAGGATTAGTGGGAGCACCATCCTGCGGTGATGTTTTACAATTAAGTATAAAGGTAGAAGATGGTATCATCACTGATGCAAGATTCAAGACATATGGTTGCGGTAGTGCGATTGCTTCAAGCTCGCTGGTCACAGAATGGGTTAAAGGTAAAACACTTGACGCCGCGGCAGAGATTAAAAATAGCGAGATTGCTGAAGAGCTTGCGCTTCCACCAGTTAAGATCCACTGTTCAATTCTTGCGGAAGATGCGATCAAAGCGGCCGTAAATGATTACCGTAACCGACACAGCCAGTAAAAAAATTAAACAAAATTTAGAACGCAGAGGCAAAGGTGTTGGCATTCGCATAGGTGTAAGAACCACAGGCTGTAGTGGCCTGGCCTATGTGTTGGAATATGTGGACAAGTATGACGGAGAAGAAGGTATAATCAATTATGCCCAAAACGACTTCTGCGTACTGGTCAGTTTGAAAGATGAGCCTTACCTAACAGGCTTAACAATGGATTGGGTCCGCAATGGACTTAACGAAGGATTCGAGTTTACCAACCCAAATTCTCGAGGCGAATGTGGATGCGGTGAAAGTTTTCGAGTATAATCTCCGTTGACATAACTTGTACAAACTAGTATAATACTAGTATTGTTATAACTTTTGGAGAATATTTTGAGTATGCACCTATTGCCGCCTATGTATTCAACTACAGGCAAGAAGAAAGGCAAGAAGAAATTTGCTTCAGCAGAACATGCTAGAAAGGCTAGAGAATTGGACGAGTCGTGGAAAGAGCTTCAAAAGAAATGGGGCATAGAAGCAGAAGAAAAGAAACGTGCTCGAGCTATGAGTGCTCCTAGTTTAAGCGGTAACTACAGTTTGGCTATTCCCGAAGGCCGAAACACAACCGCCCATCTCAAAAGCAGAGGTGATTATACCGGTAATGCAACCCTGGCACCAGCTAAGGTTTATACTGGTACAAAGGTAAAAGGCATCGCAACCATGCATAAGAGCAATGCAGTGCCGGTTTTTAGTGACGAAGAAGCAGTTGACATTTCTAAAATGAGACGTTAAACTGTGACTAAGTATAAACATAGTACTTTTCCTGACAAAAATCAGGATAACTATATATTGTCCCCAAAGGTTTTTGGGGCAAACGGCTTTTTGTTAAGGAGAAACGGATACAGCCAAACATTAACTAATGACGGTAGTAGCGATACCTCATCCAGCGTAAAGGAGACAAAAATGATACGCATCATCAAAACAGTAGTAATGTTACTAGCATTATTGGTAGTAGCAACAGTAGGATATCAATCAGTAATTAGAAAGATTGATCATTTAAAACAAGCTCGCATGGAAGCGAGTCCAATTACAGCACAAATGAGACAAGCACAATTAGATTGTCTAGCTCGTAATATATACCATGAAGCCGGATATGAGCCTTTTGAAGGCAAAGTAGCCGTAGCACAAGTTACAATTAATCGCGCCGAAAGTGGAGAGTTCCCAAGTGACATCTGCCGCGTGGTTTATCAAAAAAATGTAGTATACGAAAAAGTACTATGCCAGTTCAGCTGGTATTGTGAAGGCCCGAGTGCTAAACGTCCTGAAAACGGACCAGTATACACAGAATCAATGGAAGTGGCCAAAAAAGTATTATTGGAAGGGTTTAGACTTCCTGATTTAAAACAAGCCCTGTATTATCATGCAGATTATGTTAACCCTGGATGGAAACGAGAAAAGGTAACTAAAATCGGCCATCATATTTTTTACAAGTAAGGATTAAAATGAACGCAATTGTCGAAGGTATTAAAAAAGGTGTACACGATTTTTTTGATTTAGATTTATGGGTTAAAAACATCAAAGAACACGCACCGCATGTAAGTGCAGAAACTATGGGTTGGGTAGCTATTGTACTACTACACTTAGCAACTATTCCAACTATGGTTGCGGTTTTAACAGGTTTAACTGAAAAGATGCCGCCTGTTGATATGGTATTATTCAGTTGGACCGGCCTGTTCTGTTTTTTCCTAAAAGCAACAATCCAAAAGGACCTACTTAATGTAGTAACTATTGGATTAGGTTTCTTTTGCCAGGCTGCACTACTGGCCTTGATCGTATTCAAATAAATATAAGATATGATTTTAGCTTGGTTATTACTACTCACTGGTTTAACAATATCAGCGGTCGCAATCTACTATTCAGTAGTAGGTTTGACCGCTATATTTTCCGCCGCCGCCATTCCAATTATCATCATGGGGTCAGCTTTAGAAGTTGGCAAACTTGTCTGCGCTTCCTGGCTCAAAGCCAATTGGGAACGTGCTCCACGTTTTATGAGATACTACATGACCATTGCAGTTGTGGTATTGATGTTAATTACATCAATGGGTATTTTTGGATTTCTTTCAAAAGCACACAACGATCAAAATCTAGTATCTGGTGATGTTCAATCTAAACTAGCAATATATGATGAGAAAATTAAGACGGCAAAAGAAAATATCGAAGCTGACCGCAAGCAAATTAAACAGATGGATGACGCTGTGGACCAAATCATGGGCCGAAGCAGTGATGAAAAAGGTGCCGATAAAGCAAACGTTGTACGCAAATCGCAGCAAAAAGACCGTCAGGCTCTTGCCAAAGATATTGAAGCGAACCAGAAAACAATTAGTCAGATCAATGATGACGCGGCACCTATACGTGCAGAAAATCGTAAAGTTGAAGCTGAAGTAGGGCCGATAAAATACATTGCGGCATTTTTATATGGTGCCGCCCCAGATGCCTCAATGCTCGAACGAGCAGTTACTTGGATCATCATCTTAATTGTTATTGTATTTGATCCACTAGCTGTTATCATGTTGCTGGCCGCCCAAATGACATTTGTCTGGACTAGAGAACAAAAAGAAAAAACTTGGCTCGATGACCAAGCAGATGAGTTAACCGAAGCATTTAATACTCCAGATTCTTATGTAGCAGATGTTGGTGAAAAACCTACAGCAGAAGAATTAAAAGAAACTACAACAGACTTTGAAGGTGTCCGTGAACCTGGAGGGGAATGGATACAAACTGGTCCTACATTTGAAGTACCAAAAAAAGAACAAGAAATTGAATATCAATTTTTAGACGAATTCCATGAACCCGAGCACACAACGCCGGCGACTGCACTAGGAGGTGATATAACAGCGCCAGAAGAACTTACAGCTGATTCAACCGAATCAGTAAGCGAGCTTGACAAATGGAATCGTATGATTGAGGAAGCAGAACGTGAAGCTGCTAAAGCTAGCGAAGAAAGTAATATAGCTGAGAGATTGGCTACAGGTGAAACTTACATAGATAGCAATGGCATTGAGACCTCCGCAGAACCAAGCGGAACTGAATTTCCAAAAAATCCATCTAAAGGAGATCTATTCCTAAGAACCGATTTTTCACCCGAGAAAACATTTAAGTTTGACGGTGTGCAATGGATTGGTTTAGATCTTGAATCGGACGATTCAAAAAAAAAGACCTATATGATCAAGAACCCATCGGGGGAGATAGAAATAAAGACAAGGTAGGATATGTTCAGAATGCCGAACAGTCCGAAAATTCTATTTGGTCTAAAATTAAGAAAAGTGTATGAACTTAGGAAAAAT